CAAGGAGTAAAGACGCCGCCACGGGCCATCCAGAGGGGTCTATTGCCCCTTGACGGAGCGACACCTAGGGGCATAGTCAACTCAGTCAGATAGGGGTACGTTCTTCATGGCGGGCCTCGATGACCTGAGGGCGTATCAATTGCCCTGACCCCTTGAATGGGGTCACAGGGTATTTGCGGAAAGGTGCTTGACCAATGCAATTCAGTCGGGCAAGGTGCTTGTCTTCCCGCCGCCTATGAAACTCATCCTCGCCCTCCTTGCTGGCCTTGCGCTGGCCCTGTACATCCTGCTGCTGTCCGACGGCCCTAGCCTGCTGGACATCATCAACCGCTTCTAATTTCCCACCATGCCCAACGCACACCACCCATACACCGAGACGCTGACCTTCGCTGGTCGCGTCCTCCTCCTCAAACGCCCGATGGCCGAGTACGCCGCTCGCCGCCTTCAGGCCATCCTCCCGCAAATCGCCGCGCTCAACGCCGCCGGCAAGTCTCAGGGCGACGCCGCCGCCGCGCTCGAGACCACCGTCACCACCCTGCGTCACTGGCTCGACATCACCGGCACGACTTGGGTCAACGTCAAGCGCCGTGGCCCTTACAAGACCAATGCCTAACCCTCTCGCCCACTCCCCCGACATGATCACCACCATCCGACCGAACAAAATGCCCGCCTTCTGGTGGGTCTGCCCCTGGGCCTACGCCCGCACCCTGCACATGAGCGCCAACGCCGTGAAGGCTTACGCTGACCGCCTCGACGACATCCTCGACATCCAGCGCTCGCTCATCGAGGAACAGGCCGCCGAGATTCGGCTGCTCAAGGCCCGCGTCGCCGATCAGAACGACGCCATCATCCGCGGCACGGCCATCACCCCCGACGCCACCCCTTACCGGGACAAGACCATCCATGAGTAACTTCCAGCACCTCGAAGGGATGCGTAACCTCCTCGCTGAAATCTACGAGGTCAATGAGCGCATCATGACCGGGGACATTGTCAGCCCCAAGGCCGCCATCGCGTCGACCAATGTGAAGAAGATTCTCGCCCACTACCACGAAGCCCTGCACGAAGACGGCGCCGTAAAGGTATCGCTCCAGGCATACGTCGCGGCGGGTGGCTGGGTCGGCATCCAATACTCCTATGAGCTCGACGGCTTCGAGGTCGCCGGATCACAAGTGCCCCGCAGGGTATGACCCGCCCCTTCTCCATCGTCGCCCTGTTCCTACTTGGCTTCAACTCAGCTGCGGCCTCCGACGCTACCTTCCTTGAGGCCATCGCTCAGGTCGAGTCCGGCCAGAACCGCAAGGCCATCGGCAAGGCTGGTGAACGCGGGATGTATCAGGTCGGCAAGGCCGCGTGGAACGACGCCAACGCCCTACTGGAGGCCGAGAAGCACTTTCATTATCAATGGTCGCAGTGGCGCACCGCTATCGCCCAGGACATGATCGCGGCGGCTCACCTCCGCATCCTTCGCCAGCGCTTCAAGGCTGACGGCTACACGACCCCTACCCCTGAGCAGCTGGCGTTAGCTTGGAACCGTGGCTACGAAGGCGCCAAGTCCTACCACTTCGCCCCGAACGACTACGCCCTACGCGTCGCTAATCTTTTCCGCTTGTCCCAGCGTGGGAAGTGACAAGGGTCTTGCCCATGCACTTGCTCGTAGCAATCGACCCTGGCGTGAACGGTGGCATCGTCTGGTCGGTTGACGGTGATCCTGTTGAGTGCGCTAAGATGCCCGGGTCTGACTTCGAGGTCTGCCAGTTCCTCGCTGACCTGAGCTGCAAGGCTAAGGACGTAAGCCTGTACCTCGAGGAGCCCCCGCTATTCGCTGGCAAGAACATCCCCGGCTCGGCCATCGGTAAACTGATGTGGAACACGGGCGTCCTCTACGGCGCCGCCGTCGCTATGGGCTGGAAAATCCACCGCATCCGTCCGGCAATCTGGCAGAAGACGCACACCTGCGGCACTAAGGGCGAACTGACCACGACCCAGTGGAAGAACAAACTGAAGGCACGCGCTGCCGAACTCTTCCCGACCCAGACCGTCACGCTTTGGAACGCCGACGCCCTCCTCATCTTTGACTCTGCCTCCCGCGGCGTCATTAACTGAGTTAACATAACTCAGCCTAACCCTCCTTTTTGTAAACTCTCCCTCCCCAATGAAGAAAGACACCAAACTCCCCTCTGAGTACCGCATCATCGCCGACTCGTCATACATCGTATTACCCGATCAGAAGGTCGCCCGCCTCCTGACCCCGACCGTCCGCAATGGCGTGACGTACTACAACCTCTTCGTCCCCGACTACACCCGGATGTCCCTGGCTGACATCGAGGCCACCATCAAGGCCGGTGAAGTCACCAAGTCCACCGACGCCAAATAATTCCCACCATGAGCACCACGCCCAAATCCCCCACCTCTGACCTAGTCGCCGCTCTCGCAGAGCTCGACAACGTCAAGGCCAACAAAGTGAACCCCGGCTTCAAGAACCGCTACGTCTCCCTCGACGCGCTGCTCGACGCCATCAAGCCCGTCCTCCTCAAGCACAACCTGGCTCTGATCCAGACGCTCGTCTCCGAGGAAGGTAAGGTCGGTATCAACACCGCCTTCCTCCACGCCTCTGGTGAGCGCTTTGACTTCGGTCGCCTGATGGTCAAGGCCGAGGGCCTCGATGCCCAGAAGATTGGCGGCGCCATCACCTACATCCGCCGGCAGTCCATCCAGACGGCTTGCGGTATCTCCGTCGACCTCGACGACGATGGTGCTGTCGCGGCCTCTGGCTTCCGTTCTGCGACCTCTTCGCAGTCTGCCCCTGCCTTCTCCTCTACCCCCCGCCCTCTGACCAAATGAGCAATCCGCACGACCCCCTCGACCCGATGGCCTTCCTGAACAACGCCATCGCCAACGCCCACGCCCAGAACGAACTGCTCGCGGCCAACGCCCGCATCCGTCAGCTCGAAGGCCGCCTTGAGGCCATGCGCGAGGCTGGTGACGCGATCTGGTACTGCGTCCGCCACGCTCAGACCACCGGACCTTCCGAACTCATCGAGGCCATCGCCGAATGGCAGGAAGCCCGTAACCATGGCTAAGGTCGCCAAGTCCGCAGCCGAAGCCCGGGCAACCCCTGGGCTAAAGTTGCAGACCCCTTGGGAAGCCAAACGCACCGACCTCCGCCTACTCTCCAACGCCAAGCGCTGGGAATACCTCTTCTCGCTCAACGTCTGGAAGTTAATCAAATGACCAACACTACCCCCGCTGGCATCGAACGCATCGCCCGCACCGTCTCCGGCCAGTATGCCCTGCTCCTGTTGCTAGATGGTTACCCGTACGTTGAACTGACCGCCCGCAAGCACGCCGACTTTCTCTCCGACCTCGGCCTGTGGAAGCGGAAGACGCATCCGTCCCTTGCACGATCACAAGTCCGCTTCTTTACGCTTGCCCCCAACGGAGAGATAAAGGAACTTGCTTTCAAATGACCAACCGCGACTCCATCAAGCGCCTCGTTGAGAACATCACGGGCTCGTTAGCCACCGTCCAGCATATTGCCGGACGTTATGAACAGCACGACGCCGACATCATCACGCTGTCGGATTTAAACCGCTCGGCCATCACTGAGCTACAGGTCTTCACGGATCACATCGAGACGGCTGACGAAGCCGCTCAAGTGAAGCCGCTCCATGACCGGGTGCACGTCCTCGTCGTTCAACTCCGAGTCCTCCGCAATACGCTTGAGGCCATGGAGAACGCCGCCGACAAAGCCCTTGAAGATGTCCGCCGCATCTCTGCCAGTGTCGAGGAGTCTAACCCCGACGACGACGCCCTCTAATTTCCACCAACCCGATAACAAAACCCACACCACAACCATGCGCATCCCACCCGAACCCATCACCCACCGCGTCCTGTATGACGGCATTCAGGCGCTGAACTACTCCGGCTCGAAAGAGCTGCTCAAGTCACCGGCTCACTACCAAGCCTACCTCAACCAGGAGCGCGAAGAAACCAAGGCCCTCCGCATGGGCTCGCTCATCCACTGCGCCGTGCTCCAGCCCGAACTGCTTAATGAGAAGTTCGTCACGGCCCCTGAGTGCGACCGCCGCACCAAGGACGGCAAGGCCACCTACGAAGCCTTCCAGTCCAGCCTCAAGCCCGGTATGACGGTCGTCAATTACGAAGAGTCTGCCGAGTGCCACCTGATCGCCGCGTTTGCTAGGCAAGCCCTTAAGCGTATGGAGGTCACCTTCGAGATGACCGAGTTCATGTTCACCACGGATCACTGTGGCGTCCAACTCAAGTGCGCCATCGACGGCGTGGGGACTGACGGCTACCTCTACGACCTGAAGACCACTGAGGACGCGTCCCCTGCTGGCATCCTCAAGTCTATCCGGGCTTACCGCTACAACCTCCAAGCCTACTTCTACCGCCTGTGCTTTGAGACCGCCTTTGAGCGCCGCGTGCTTGGCTTCCGCTTCCTCTTCGTCGAGAAGGCCCCGCCCTACGCTACCGCATGGGTGGAGATTGGCCCTGAGCTGATGTCCTACGCCTGCTCCGATTTCGAGAAGGCGCTGCAGACCTACCGCGAGTGCACGACCCTCGGCGAGTGGCCAGCCTACGGTGACGAAGTCCAGGTCATCGACATCAAGGGCCCGTCCGCCTCGACCGCTATCACTTTTGCCTAATACAAACATATGAAAA